GTAGTGAGACTATTGAGATTGATATTGTAAAAGATATTGATATGAATAATGATCCTAAAACGATTGCACCACAAAGTCAGTTTATGTTTTTCACACATAAATTTACAATTTATAAATTGACTGATAGAAAACCGGTCAATCAAAATTCTGAATTGTATACTCTACACTTTGTGTCTCCTGAATTTTTATTGTCTGAGCAGAAAAGAGTTCATACTACGTATACTGATACACACTCAAATATTGTTAAGAAGATTTTGGTGAATGAATTAAAAGTTCCTGATAGCACACCACACATGGCAACTATTGTTCCCACAAAAGGAATTCATTCTGTTCCACCTGCAAATAGAAGTCCATTTGATATGATTAATCATTTGACTAAGCGTGCAGTTTCATATGATGGTAAACCAGATTTCGTTTTCTGGCAAGCACCATATGGATATAACTTTTTGCCATTGTCATTAATGTTGTCGTATGATTCACTATACACAATCAATTTTGGTGTTAAAAATTTGGCACAAGAATCCACAGATATTCTAAACAATGAGATTCTTGGTGCACGTGATTATAAAGTGTTGTCAAACTTCAACTATGCACATAATATTCAGTCTGGTGTTTATGCCGGTAAGTTTATTGGATTTGATACGTTAACTAGAACAATCAAAACAAACCAAGTTTCTTATGATGATGTGTTTACTAAACGTGCTAATCAATATCCAATTAATACCAAGATAAAGAATTCTGAGAATAAACTAGCGACACAAATGTATGATTCCCGTGTGACTGTTTATCCATTTCAATCTGCTAGAACTGTAAATCCATACTTGAAGAGTAATGATGTTAAATCTGCGAACATTGTTGATGATACAGATAACTACATTCTCCAGAGAAAAATGATTTTTGATAATTTGATGCAGAAGAGAATTCGCATCACTATGCCAGGCAACTTCGGATTGTATTCTGGTTCATGTGTTCAATTAAATATACCACATCGTTACAACATAGATACAAAAAACATGGAAAGTGGTGATAAGTCCCTAAGTGGTAAATATATTATCATTGGTGTTAGACACTTGATCCGATATGACAAGCATGAGACAATTCTTGAAGTTGCCACAGATTCAACAAACTATAAAACATGACAACAGATAATAATTTTGCTGGAAGAGATGGTCACGTAACATTCGTTGGTGTCGTTGAAGGCAGGGATGATCCTGCCAAGATGGGCAGACTTAGAGTTCGTATTATTGGACTCCACACAGACGATACAAATATTGTTCCTACTGAAGACCTTCCATGGGCACAAGTTGTTGCACCAATAAATGGCGCACGTAATTTCTCATTACCTAAGGATGGTGAATGGGTTCACGGTTTCTTTCAAGATGGATATAATTCACAGATGCCTGTTGTTACAGGAATTTTTGTTGGCATTCAGTCTGAAGAACCTAGTGTTGATGATGGTTCTATTGCCAAGATTGCTGAATTAGAAAAGCAACTAGCAACATTGAATTCAACATTGTTGTTGATGACTGCCACAGGCGGTCAAAATGCTACTGCCGTAAGACAGATACAACAACAGAAAGCAAAAATTGCGTCAGTTCAGAAAGAAATTGATGACTTGAAACAGGTCGTTGATTCTAAACCACAAAAAGGTTTTCGTGATAGACGAAGCCAAAGACAGATTGCGGCTTCTCCTAATCCACCAGCAGGTGTGAAAACTGAGCGTCAAAATGAGCCAGTTCTTCCTGCATTAGCACGTGGTATCATTACCAATACTGGTATTGAAGTCTCTAATGCAAATCGAGAGCACGTTTGTGATTTTGCGTTATATGTTAGATATGGCATGGCTGGGGCTAGAATTGGAACAGGACAAATTGCCCAAGCGATTCGCACAGCAATACAGGCGGTGATGAAAGCACTTGGCTCAACTCCAGGTGGATCAGCATTAGCAGAGCAAATTAAAACATTCGCTAGAATGATTAAACGTGCCGCAGATATGTTGAAAGAGATAAATGATTACATTACCATATTTACTGATTATGTGAAAAAAATAAACGCATTGATACAATACATTTTAAGTTTGCCTGAGAAGTTGCTTGCTATGTTTAAGAGATGTTTAACTGAAGCATATGCGGAATTGGCTGAAGGAATGAGATTGATTGTTGCCAATTTTAGTGGTGTGGGTAATACAGGAAGTGCATTCTCGGATGTATCATCAGCCGCCTCTGATGCAATATCTGCAACAAAAGAATTGTTGACACAGACCGCAAAATTATATGCCGCACCAGCGACAGTATTAGGCGCTTTGACTAATCCAACACAACCTCTAACTGAGGCTGAGGCAAAAGAATTGGTATCTGGTTTATTTCCTGATTCACAAGAACACAATAGTAATTCATATTCAGGAGCATTAATATAATGGCAACCGATCCAACCACATATTCATGGACAGAGCCTGAATCCGCATTTGCATCAAAGTATCCATACAATAATGTCACAGAAACAGAATCTGGGCACTTCCAAGAATGGGACGATACTCCTGGTGCGGAGCGTATTAGAATACAACATAGAACTGGAACTTTTACTGAAGTTCAACCAGACGGAACACGTGTGAATAAAATTGTTGGTGACAATTATGAAATCGTTGCAACAAATAATTATGTGAAAATCAAAGGTTTCTGTTCCGTTACAATTGAAGGTGATAGTGTTGTCAATGTTAAGGGCGATAAGATTGAACGTATTGAAGGCAACTACTATCAGGAAATTCAAGGTGATTTTGAACAAATGGTAAAGAAAAAGATTCGTCAGACCTCTGGTGATAATATCAGCATTAATGCTGGTGGTGGAACACTAAGAATCGTTGCCAAAGATGAAGTTGATATTCTATCTGATTTGGAAGTTGATGGTGGTATTTCCGGCGAATCTGTATACTCACGTGGTGCAGTTACAGCAGGTACAGGCATTCATGCTGGTGTTCCTGGATCAGCAAATCCTGTTGCGGGCATTTCCACATTAGGTGGTGTATCTGCTGGTTTTCCATCCGCAGGCGCACCTGGTGTTGTGAATGCTACAGTTAGTGTGAATGCTCCATTAATTGCTGGTGTTATCACTAAAGATATTCGTGGTACAATGGAAGCCATGCGTATGTCATATAACATGCACACCCATCCAACTCCAAAAGGTCCATCTGGACCACCTCGTCCTTTGATGTAATAAATATGCAATTAATTACGGAGTTATTATGAGTAGTGTTTTTGGTAGACTAGGATTCAATTTTGATACTGATGCATTTGGTGATGCACAGTATCTAACATCCGGTGCATTGAAGACACTAAATGCCGCACCGATTACTATTCCAGATTGGCAGTTGACTGCTCTGGGAACTGGTGCAGTAAATAAAAGCACGTATGTGAAAAATCCACATGTGAGTGTGTGTGCAACTTTGACTTCTAATGTAAATGCTATAAAAGCAATCACAACAAACGATCCTGCAAATACATTTCCACTAATCGTAGATGTTTCGTATGTGAATGCAATCAGTAATGCCGCCAACAATTATATCATTGAACTTGCCGCATTCAAGTCCCACACAGATAATATTTCAGGATTAGGTGTGGAATCTGCTAACGCTATGGCGATACCAGACTATGATTTGGCAGTTTCTGTTGGACAACAAATATTGAGAATCACTAATGTTAGTGATGGTGTATCTAATAGCACTCCTATGCTAGGATCATTTACAAGTTTGTTTATTGGTGATGAACTGGCCGCAAACAATACGACAATCAATCAGGACTATGTGACAATCAGTTCTTTGGTTAGACCAAACAATATGTGCTATCTGACGCAGGCTCAAGCCGTGTCTATTACGAATCATATCAATACAGCAAACAGTCTGGTCAATCTTAGACGAACACATGACTGGAATTTTTATGCAAAATCCGTTGAGGTTGTGAACGACTATCTGGTTTTGGATAGGTTTAACAATCTAGGAAATACACAAACCTTCCTCGTAAATAATTATATTGGAACAGAAACCCTGGTAAATAATCTGGCAAATACTTAATAAATAACAGATGGCAACAATTCAAGCAAATAAAGTTCGTCAGTATAAAGACCTGGACCTACGTTTCACAGTACATCCTGTGAAAAAGGATGTGACTAAACACGTGGATGAAATGGCAGTTATCAATTCCATGAAGAATTTGATTCTAACGAATCATTATGAAAGACCATTTCAACCAGAAGTTGGATGCAATATTCAGAGATTGTTGTTTGAAAATATGGACAACATTACCGCTTCCGCTATTCAGCGAGAGATTCTTCAGACAATCAATAATTATGAGCCAAGGGTTGTTGTGGAAACAATAAGTGTTTCGCCCGATTTTGGCAATAATTCTTATAGCATCGGTATGGAATTCTATATCTTGAATCGTACCGAACCAATATCCATACAATTTTTCTTACAAAGAACTAGATAAAAATGGCAGACCGCTTAAACGTAACCGAACTTGATTTTGACACAATCAAGACAAATCTAAAAACATTCCTAAAGTCACAGTCTGAGTTTCAGGACTACGATTTCGAGGGTTCTGGCCTAAATGTCTTGATGGACATTCTGGCTTACAATACACACTATAACGCATATTATTTAAATATGATTGCCAACGAATCATTTATGGATTCAGCGGTCTTGCGTAACTCAGTAGTTTCACATGCAAAACGTATTGGATATACACCACGTTCGGTGACTGCACCAAGAGCAACTGTTAATGTTGTAGTGGACACAGGAACAGGCGGAACTGGTACACTAACACTTCCCAAAAATTACACATTCATCTCCAATCAGATTGATGGTAAAGCATACAATTTTATCACACTAGAATCTAAGACTGCATCCAAAAGTGGTAACACATTCACATTCACGAACGTTCCAATTTACGAGGGTGAATACGTTACATATAGTTTCACACATGATAGAAGTGCTAATCCAAAACAAATCTTCGTTGTTCCTGATGAGAATGTTGATACCAGTACATTGAAAGTTTCCGTTCGTGCATCATCAGGAAATACTGATATCACAGTTTATGACTTATCATCTAATAAGTTGGAACTTGTTTCGTCAACTGAAGTGTATTTCCTACAGGAAGGACAAAACGGTCAATATGAGATTTATTTTGGTGATGATGTTCTCGGTAAAAGATTAAATGATGGCGCAATCGTTACGATGGAGTATTTGATTACATCAGGAACAGCATCAAACAAGGCTAATAATTTTATTGGATCAACAAGCATTTCTGGTTTTTCTAATGTGGATGTTATCTCTATTAGTGGTGCATCTGGCGGTACAGTTCGTGAGACTGTGGATCAAATCAAATTTGCCGCACCATTGTCTTTGCTTGCACAGAATCGTGCAGTAACTAAGAATGATTACATTCGTTTGATCCAGCAAAAATATCCTGCATTTGAAGCCGTGAACGTTTGGGGTGGAGAAGAACAAAATCCACCAGTATATGGTAAAGTTTTTGTGTCGGCTAAACCTAAACTCGGGTTTGAGGTTACACAAACAGAAAAAGAATATGTCAAACAAAACATCCTGAAGCCAATCAGTATTCTTACTGTTGCTCCGGAAATTGTGGATGTTGATTATAATTATT